AACTGCTTGTGTTGCAAATTTTATTCTTACTGTGTCTTTAGGGTTTTCATCTGTATATAAACGTCTACCACTGCCTTTTGGCTTTTTACCTGTGCCTTTTATTGGGTCTTTTCTTTTTTTTCTAACCATAATTAATAATATGACAAAGCTGTTCTATCTACTTGCATATCTTCTTGATAGTCGCTGTCTAACTCCACTAAACCACCTTGTCTTATTCGCATTAAAGCCATGGTAGTAGAGTCACAAAAGTCATCATTTTCTCCAAAGGGAAAAGCAGCTAACTCTTCTATTACTTCTTCTGCAAAAGCATCTTCTGTAGCATATACCATACCACTTTCAAACATTGGTGCAATAGAGTTCATTCTTGCAACCTTGTCTTGTCCTCTGCTAGGCGAGTAAGCTTGTACAGGTATTCCTATTTTTCTAAGTTCTTGTGTTAATGGTGTACCACTAGCTTTGGCCTCTATCAAAACTATATCAGGCTCCCAATACTTATATTCTTCTAATGCTATGTTTTTGAGTTGTGGAAAATCTACTCTGTGTCTACTCGCATCTAACAATATAATTGCATGCTCGCTACCATCTTCAGGGTCAAATATTCCCCAAGTCGTTATAGCTGAATAGTCTGCTGTTTCTTTTGCGCTAAAAGCAGTATCGTAACTTTGCACAATACACTGACAACTGGGTATAGCTTCATTCTCCCATTTCTGCCACCATTCTCTTTTAACTATAGAACCGCTTTCTGCTGTTGGGTTTTGCATCCACTGTGCGTTCCATTTGCTTATCGGCAAAGATGCTTTTACTGACAACAACTCTTCTTTTTTCCAAAACTCTTTCCATAAAGGCTCTTCTGACTCAGGCATAATCGCTGGAAACTCAACCACTTCCCATTGGTCTGCGTGTGTTTCAGATTGTCTTTTCAGCAATCTGCCAGCCAAATCTTTTGTACTCCAACGTGTCATAACCAAAACGATGGTGCCGCCGGGCTGCAATCTTTGGCGTGGTCCACTTGTGTACCACTCCCAAGCTGCATCCATTGCAGTCGGCGACATTGCATCTTGTTCTGAATGTGGGTCGTCTATAATTAATAAATCAGCACCACGTCCTGTTATTGCACCACCAACACCTGAATAGAAAGCTTCTCCACCATCGTCTGTAGTCCATCTACCAGCAGACTTATTATCACCTGATAAATTTATGTCAGGAAATATGGTTTGATACTCTTCGCTGTCTATAATATTACGCACCCTTCTACCAAATCGCACAGCAAGTTCTGCCGTGTGTGTCGCTTGTATTATTTTTAAACTTGGATTTAGTCCCATCATCCACGCAGGAAAATATGTAGATGCAAACTCTGATTTGGTGTGTCTAGGTGGCAACATAACCATAAGTCTTTTGCATTTGCCTTGTGCTATGCGGTTTAGTTTTTTTGCGAGAACTTTATGATGTCTACCCATGATAAAGCCATCCCATTGATGTTTTACAAACTCTAAAAAGTCAGATTTACATTTGTCTCTAGCATTTAGATTTTTCCACTTATCAATAAGGGTTAAAGCTTCTACTTGCTCATCCCTAGACAAAGCGTCAAAAGATTTAATTTTATCTAAATCAATCATAAGGTGGAGAGCCAATAAGTATAATTAGAGGACAAAATTGACTCTCCTAACATGCTACATCGGAGAGAGGAGATATATGAACATCCACAAATGAGCATGTCAATTAGACTTTACCCCATTCTTGTCCTTGGAACAATAACGCCTCAGCTTTTCTTCTTTTTTTTAGGCCTTCATTAGGCACACCATTAACTTTATTCCATCTTTGTATCTGATAGGGTATATCTGCCCAATCTACATGTGTGCTGTTTAAAACTTTTAGTAGCGTAGAATTTTTTAGGTTTGAAGGACCTAGATTAAATACCCATGATACAAGTGCGTCAAACTCATTTTGTTTTAAATCAACTGTAACCATATCGTTAATATAGCCTTCGTATTCTTCAAGTTCATGAGCCAATAAATCCTCTGCTTCTTGTTTCGTAATCGTCATACCGTCTTGCACAGGACTGCCATCTATAAGCTTTAGGCTCCCAAAGCCTATGGTTGGCTTATTAGCTGGGCATCTGTAAGAAACGACCATGCCGTTTTCCATGGGACATCCCTCAAAATGTTTTATTAAATTAATACCATCTTTGGATATTTTCATACTATTTATCTCCTTCTTTTGTAGTAATTGTCCTATAATACACAACAACGTCTTTAAGTTCATTTATATACCTTTTAATTTCTTGCATATTGTATGCCATGACTTCGTAATCAGGCACAGTCATTGCTAAAAATAATACCTCACCTTCTTGTTGTTCTATTCTAGCTAATTGTTCATCTACATTATCAGGTGTGACAACAATCCACATTGGCTCTTTCAAATCTATTTCTCTTGGCATCACAGGTTGCACTATGGTTCTATCCATTGGTTTTGCTGTAACTTCTATTTGTTTAGTTGGAATTAGACTGCAACTGCAAGCCATCATCAAGGTCGTCAACATCACTGCTGAGTTTTTCGATGTCTTCCATAATGTGTTTTGTACCATTATTTATTTTCCTTTCCATTTCAATTGGGTCTGCTAATATTTTTGCAGACAGTTCATAATCTTTAATAAACTGTGTATATCTATTTAGTTCTCTTTGTGCTGCTTGGCTCTTAATACTTAAATTATTTAACTCAGTAGTTTGTAAAGCAAAATCATTCTGTAAAGATGCGATTGCTTCTTCTTGTGTAGCAATAGCGCCTTCTAATGCTTTATTATTAGCTTGCAGGGTTAAGTTTTGTTGATACAACCAATAACTACCCAACCCTAAAACCAATATAATGCCTATTAATATTTGTTGCATTACACATCCTCTATTATGTAATTTAGTCCAGCAGAACTTCTAAACTCAATAAGTCTATTATTTTCATCTTTAAATTTAAGATGTTTTTCTTTTTGCGTAATAATTTTTTTACTTATGTAAGACTTGTCGTCTGAATCGCCATAAATTTTATTAAAAGACACTGTTATTTTATATTTAGGAAAAAAGTAATTAGATATTTTTTCTATTACGTTTTTAAGATAATTTTTAAATTGTTGCACTAGACAAACCTAGACAATACTACAGATACCAATATAAAAGGATATACTGCCCATATCATATTTTCTAACTTATCAAAACGCTTTGCACCATCTTCTAATCTTTTTTCTATGTTTGCGTATCTAATCGAACACTCTTTTTCATGAGTTTCAATTTTATTGATTGCTTCTTGTGTAGATTTCATGAACTCACCGTGTATATTTTTAAGGGTTTACTTTTACCCTTTACCTTTATTGGTTTTAATGATTTTAACTTATAATTAACACTTTGTGCAGTATTTTCTCCAATAAGTATATCTACGCCGACTTCTTTTGTTGCAGACTCTAATCTAGCTGCTGTGTTTACAGCATCGCCAATCGCTGAATAGTCGAACCGGGTGTCGCTACCTACATTTGCTATTACCGCTTCACCTGTATTAACGCCCACGCCAATAGCTATTTCATGTGGCAGTTCTTTGTTCAGTTCTTTTATGGCTTCTTGTATTTCAATAGCTGTCTTAACAGCAAGCTCTGCATGGTTTTCTAAGTCTAATGGTGCGTTAAAAATTCCAAAAACCGCATCACCGATAAATTTGTCTAGCATCCCTTTATTACGCTGTATACACTCAACTTGTACTGTTAAGGCTTTATTCATAATTTCTGTGACTTCTTCAGGCTCTAATGTTTCTGACAAAGAAGTGAAGCCACGCACATCAGTAAAGAGAAAAGAGCAAAGCCTTCTTTCACCGCCTAGCTTTAACAATTCAGGATTGTCTTGTAATCTTTTTACCTGTCTTGGGTCTAAGTAATGCTCAAATTGTTTTTTTATTTGTAATCGTAATTTAAACTGTTGTCTAAATCTTAGATAAAAAGCTATGGCTCCTGTAATAAAACTTGCGACTAATGTCCATGTTACATCTATTAATAATCCATCTTGTATGAGCCAATAACCGCTATAACCAAGTGCTAATGTAAAAACTACATAACTGATTGCGCCTAATGTCATGCCTAACAAATGTATTAAAAACCATGTGGCTGTAACAGATATTGCAAAAATACCTATTTCTGCTGCTAAAGACCAATCAGGTATATAAGGCGAATCTTGTATCAATATGGATTCTGCTAAAGCAGCTTGTATTTTATGTGGCTCTAACAAGCCAATTGGAGTAGCTACTTGTGGCATAACACCAGATGCAGTAACTCCTATAAATACTACCTTACCTGCAACACTCATTTCAGATAAAGTTGT